GATTCTCCGATTGACACGTATGTGCTGTCCCTATTTGCTTGCATTTCTAATGCTTTTGTTACAGGATCAGTCGGAGTATCCACTTTAAATGTAGTTACAGCAGGGTTGTATGCCTTCGGTTGTCTTGTTAAATGAACTGTTACACCTGCGGGCTTAAACTTTTTAACTACGTCTATAACTGCATACGGGAAGTTATTAGCGAAGAAGATATCGATTACCGCAGTTGTGTAATACTCACCCAGGATATTGTCCTTACCATTCAGCTTAGATTGGTTCAAGAAGAAAATGTTATTGAATGGCTCATAGATGTTTACGTATGTGTTCGGGTCTCCTAAGAAAGCCAGGATCGCTTTTTTAATAGCAGGAATTGTACCTCGGTCTAATAAGATGTACTGAATGATACGTGCTCTGTAGGCTGTATCGTTTTCATTGTCCTGTCGTACAACCCCGAATATATCTCCGTATTCGTCTAGCCATTTTCCTGTTGCAGTCTCTAACGATTCATCTAGCCTACTTGAGATAGCATCTGCTTCTGTAAGTCTAAGTTCATCATCGATAGAAGCAAGGATGGCAGCATTCGCTTCTGTCTTATCTACTAAACGAGTCTTCCATCCTGGGTGTAAATGTTTTAAGAATGACATTCTGTGTACCTCCTACTCTAGAGTTACTTTAATTGTTCCTGCTCGGATAATCTCATTCCCTGCAACAATGATGTTTCCTGTTGGTTTGACAAATGTGATATCGTAGATAAGTTGCTTGTCGAGACTTTTAATAACACTAGTCAGATCAGAAAGGATTAAACTTTGTGAAGTCTGCATGTTGTTTAAGTATCGTGAAACCTCTCCTACGACTTTATCCTGGAACGCTTTTGTAATTGCAGATTTGTTTGTTAATATTAGTTTAACATCAACATCTACTGTTCTACGTGCTACGGGCTTAACGCTAACAGGAATACCTGCGGGTCTGAAATTTTCCAATGTTGCGATAATTTTAGCCAAAACATCTTCAGGTAAGTCTCCGTTTCGGTCATGAGCGTACACGTTGATAAGACCTGTCTGTTCGTCAATCCATACACCCGCTACTTCGTCTACTGAACGAGTACCATATTCGATAGCAGGGACTGTACCTTTACTTAAAGATTCAATGTATGAACGGAAACGAGACTTCATTTCATCTAGCGGCTCTTCATTCTGTCCAGTTTGGAATGCCTGAGCATTGTTCACTGTCTTAATGTTTGCTAGAGGAGTCATCATGATATCGATTATGTTTGCAGGGATGTTACCAATCTCCCCAGGGATCGTGCAGTACACTTGTACTTCAGCAGTTACTGTCCCTTGTGGGATGTAGTAGTCCACTAATGTTTCGTATGTATTCGAGTAATCAGATAAACTAGATGTGAAGCGTGTACCTCTCGGTAGAGATACCGTTTGCTGCAACGCATTGTGGAAAACAACCTGCACCTTACCGTAGGCTTTACGTGGTGGCTTTCTATTAAATCCGAATGAAGCATATACCCCTGCTGCAATAGCTTCCTGAATGTTCTCTTCTGTTAACACATAGAACTGTTCTAGCTCTGTAGCAATCGCTTCATATATCGCTCGCATGGCACTACCGATTGAGAAGTCGTTGATCTTTCTTGTATTCGTAATCGTATGGTCTACTAGTCTTGAGTAGATTTCTGTCATTTGTTTATATCTCAATTTGTAAACCTCCTATCTCATGTTGTTTTCGTTAAAGTTGTCATCCAGTAGCAATCGACCTGATTCCCCTGCACGCACTGCTAAGATAAAGGCTTCGTCTAGTGCAATCGAGAAGATTTTGAATGCTGCTGTAAACGTGTTACCGCTAATCGAGTGCCCGAGCTTTTCAATGTTTCGAACCCTACCATCTGTTCTCATCGCTCTCTCAATCTCTACAGCTAATAGTGAAGCATTCTCTTCCGTGTTCTTCTTACCGATATACTCATGGACTCTAGAACCATATCGAGGGTGCCCCAGGTAACTTCCCAGTGGAGTGATTAGTCGAATGTATAAAGATTGCTTTAAGTTCTCAATACCTCTAATCGTTCTAACATCACCCTTACCATCATCTTTCAGTTCTAGTATTTCAGCGTCCCACCCAGGACTACCGAACTGCTTTGGTAACGGTAGAATGTCTAGGTCTTTACCTAGTGATAGTGCGTAGATTTCTTCCTGGTCAAACTCATTTGTTCTTTTTAACGTAGAGATTAGTTCCGCTTCTGTGTCCTCTGATACTCGAATCATTAACGTGTCCCCGATTGTTAGTAGATGGTCAGGGTTTACCATTTTCTCTTCTACCGTGTCTACAATATAAGGGTAGCGCAGGTTATTGAATCTAGCTAACTCTACCCATCGTGACATATCCCCAAACTCTTGTTGAGCGATCGCCTGCATTGTGTCCCCATAAGATACAATTTTCTTTCTGAATTTAACCATTATCTCACCGTCCAGTTGTTGCTCATGATAACGTCAACTTGATTTTCTAAGTACCCAAATGAGATATGCATGTTTCGGAGAGTTTCGATCATGCTGCGGTATTTCTTTTCTGTACCGAAGTAGTCTGCAAGGTAGTTAATGTTTTCCTTGATTCGTAGGAAATCCTTTGCAGCTATGTACTGTAAGTTCGTACTAGCAGCTTCGATGCTGTATAGCAAAGCGAATGATTCTAAAACTACCGATGTCATTAGTGCATAGATTCTCGGGTTGTAGGAAGCTAGGTCACTTTTCATAACCTTGGCTACGATTGTGTTTGGGTCTAGCTCCACATTGATTAGTTCGATCTTATCCGTTTTAATATCCTCTAGTACTAACCGTGCAACGGATGATAGACTATACACGGGCTTGTACAACGTAGAAACGAACTCCTTTGAGTCGTCTAGTACGTTGAATGGAATCGTACCATCACTTAGCACAGGCACACTAGAAACGAATTTAACGAGGTCTA